TCACCTACTGGGGAACGGCTTGGAAGTTTCCCAACGCTGGCGTCAAGCCGGTGCATAGCGGCGGCAGCGACTTGATATCTTACTGGGTCTACTCGTCAGATTTTATTTTCTGCGTCTACTCCCCCAACTTTGGATGAGCCGATGATCCCTGGCCTTCTCAAAGTAACAGGTGGTGTGAAGCCGCCGCCAAAGGTTGTGACGTGGACCGGCAACGCCTTTGACGTAAATCTACGCGCCACTTTCAATGCTTGGTATGGCCCAACCATTGCGCCGCAAGACACGATCCTGTTTGTCATCAATCCAGGCGTTTACATTGGCGCGTCATCGACCGGCGCCTGGGCGTTGCAGCCGGGCGGCTGGGGAGATCAACCAGCGACCGCAACGGTGACGCTGATGATCCAGGGCCGCATCCAGGGCGCAGGCGGCCAGGGCGGCGGCACCAACAGCAACGGCGGCCTGGGTGGCGGCGGCGCCATCTACATGGACCGTGGCATGAACATGGTCACCAACGGCGCGCAGATCTTTGGCGGCGGCGGTGGCGGCGGCAACTCGCAGCTCATAAACGGCGGCACACAATTCAACGGCGGCGGCGGCTGCGGCTACACCCCAGGCCCTGCCGGTGGGCCAGGACCGCCTGGGGACGGCTGGTGGATCATGGGCCAGGACGGCACGACCGAGAACGGCGGCACCGGCTTCCGCACCACACTGGACCCCAACTGCAAGATTGGCGACGGCGGTGGCCCAGGCCAAGCCGGTACGACTGCCTACAGCAACGCACCCGGCTACTACTACGATTTCGCGGGCGGCCCGGCAGGCTGGGCCGTGTACGGCTGGGGCAATTGCTCGTTTGGCAATTGGGACGGCACCAGAAACGAGTTCGTGTACACGGGCGCGCACAACGCCGACATCAGAGGTGGCCTAGCGTGATGCCGATTGGCGAAGCCCTGAAGGCTGCCGTCGCCTCGATGACCGGGCATCCGATTGCTATTGCGTTGTTGATGGTCAACATCGCCTTTCTGGTTTTTGTTACAATGCTGATGTCAGACGTGGCGTCGAACGCCAGTGCGCGTGACAAAGCCAACAGCGAGCTAATCACGCAGCTCATCCAGGCTTGCAAGAGGAGCTAGCCATGTCGATAGGTTTATTGTTTTGGGTTCTGATGGTGCTGTGGTTCTTTAGCTGGGTCACCAACACCTACTCGCCGGGACAATTCCCGTGGGCTGTCCACGCCAGCAACTTGCTGTTTTTCGTGCTGCTGTTTCTACTTGGCTGGCATGCTTTCGGGTTTGTGATCCATGCCTAACGCCATCGCCCTGGCGCTGCTCGCCATCCTGCTGTCGGGATGCATCGTGGTGACCGAGCGCCCTGCCTACTACACTCGCTACGAGATCGATGCCCTCAATGCCGAAACCGCCTGCCGCGCACTGGCGCGAAACCTTATCCAAATGGAACGCTGCACCGTCAGGAGATGACATGGCAAAGCCGCCGCAGGATGTCTTTCACATGCCGGACGAGAGCGTGGTGAAGCCGCTGGTGCCGCGCATCGAGGTGGCGCTGACAGTGCCGGATGGTGTGGACGTGCAGATCACTATCAACGGCGTGGGCGTCCTGATGCAGGACGACGAAGATGACGAGACGTGATCTAGCGATCTCAATCGTCGCCGTTCTCGTCATTACCGCATTTATCTGGGCGTTCTCGTACCTTGTCTCGCTGCCGCCGGACAGCTATGTTCGCGGCGCTTCGTTGTGATGGACGATGCAAGGGCAGACGAAGTGCGTCAGCGTTGTGTCCCAGAGTAAGCGCCCGGCAGAGGAGGCCCTCCCTGCCGGGCGTTAGTCTTTATGCCGTTGCCAGCCGCCGTGCCTTCCGGCGCCGCTGCAACGCCACCAGCCCGCCAATGCCTGCGATCAGCATGGGGAAACCGGACCCGACTGCCGGGAGCGGCACCGCCTGCACTTGCGGGACGATGAAGAAGCTGTCGGGGCCATCGTTGGCGTTGGTCACGCGAGCGAAGAACGCCAGTTGGTCGCCAACGTGGATGTCGGTCCCCAGCGTGATGTTGAACGTCCCCAACGTGTAGTCTGGGAAGCCCGTGCCATTGTTCTGCGACAGGATTGCAGTCGGCGTGGTGAAGGCCGACAGCACAGTGTGCGTGGTGACGTTCAGCAGGAAGAAGCTGTTCAGGATCTGCGCGTTGCCGGTATCGTTAGTGTCGATGCCGATGTTGAACGTCAGTGTCGGGTCGCCGCCAGCGAGCAAGTAGGCGCGCAGGAACGAGCCGTCATACGGGATGCCGAGAGCGTCAAGGCCTGGGTTGCCGCCGCCAGCCACGTTGGTGGAGAAGTAGGTCAGGGTTTGGTTTGGCTGGCCGGTATTGTGAAAATCAGTATATCCGAAATCGGCCTGCTGCTGTGGTTGATGGTCCCCGCAGATGACGCATTGGATATTCTGGGGTTGATTACCGCTTGGCACCGTTGGCGTCAGCACCAGATTGTCAACGCCGGTAGTCGTCCATTGCTGGCCGCCGAGTGTGATGAACGCCGCCTGTGCTGGCGCCGTCAGTAGGAGCGCCGCCACGGCGGCGCCTAAGACTGTTTTCATGGTAGCTCCTGTTGTGGGGTAAAAAATACCGCGCCGCCGACACTAGCAGGCGGCGCGGCCAGGGGAAGCCAAATAATCTAGACCAGCTTCCAATACCCATAAACGCAGCGAGTTCCGCCCCGGCACGGGTTGTGGGTGTCGAACACCACGCCGTCGATCACGGCGGTGTAGTGCTGGCTGACCGAGACGACCATCCTGCCCGGCGGCAACTCGCCGTCGCGCAGATGCACCTTGCAGCCGGTGCCGATGCCCATGATTGGCACCCAGGTGAAGCCCAGCTCAGCCATGTAGTCCTTGAACCACTTGCGGTCTGTATTGATGCCGTGGTCAGCCGTGCGGCCACGCTTGCCGGTGCGCTTCGACCGGCGCTGGGTGGCGTTGCCTTCCGCCAGCCGATCGTAGACCTCGCAGTACGACCGGCCAGAGACGATGGCGATGGCGCGGGTGACGCAGTCACCCTTCGCCTTGCCGCGCCAGCGGGCGCTGGATGCGCGCCCACCGTCTGTGATGATTACTTGCATGACGCACCCGTCAGGTCAGGGATGTCATCGTTGAGGTCAGTGATGCCTGCCTCGACCTCCAGCGGCTCCAGCAATTTGCCTTCAGCCACCGAGACGCGCACCGCCGACACTTGGATGCCGTCGATGACGTTGAGCCGCTTCAGCGTGTGCTTCAGCGACTTGATGTGCGTGGTGGTGCGGACCAGCTTGTCGAGCAGTTGGTCGCGCCGCTCCATCGCACGGTAGAGCGCGTCACGCGCCTCCTGGCGGCGGCGATCGCGTAGGCTAGGTTTTTCAGACATAGAAAAATGCTCCTGTTGTGATGAACAGGAGCATTGTATCAGACCACTGTCAGGCTGTCAATCCAGACAGCCTGTCAGTCCATGCGGCAGATCTCAAAAGTACTCTTGTCGTCCGGCATGATGGCGACGTAATCGAACGGGTACAGCACCACTAGTTCATGGCGCAGCTTGATGGCTGCGCGAGGCTTGAACGGCGGGTCACCTGGGTAGGTCATGGCGCCGGTATGCTTGTCAAACTTGAAGCCCTCTTGAGGGCGCCAGCCGCCGCCGTGCTGGTAGCCCTCGTCGAGCTGCTCCTTTGCCGAGCGGCGATCGTTGCTATCGAGCATGGTGAGGATCAACCCAAAATCCTCCGGGTCGAACCCCTTCTCGAAAATGAGCATCTCGATGTAGGCGATTTTGGTCTTCATGATCAGAACCCCCAGCCGTATTTGGCGGCGCAGATGGGACCGATACCACGCTCGATGCTCTCAGCGTTGAACAACGTCTTGCCGCAGATGCCGCACTCAGACCACGCCTTAGCGTAGGCCTTCACGGCATCGAACGGGCTGGCGGCGACCGTCAGGATAGCAGCGGCCTCCGCATCAGTCGCGGCGCCCTGGCGGAAAAACTTGCCGCCCTTGAAATATCCCAGCTTGCGCTCGTCATCCTTGGCATCGCGCACGAACAGCATGCCGTCCCACTTGCTGCCGGGCTTGGGCGAGGAGATGGCAACCGACACCGAGCCGCTCGTCAGCTTCAGGGGCTTCGTGAACACGCCCTTGGCGCCCGGCAGCATGGCGCGCTCGCGAGCAACCGCGAAGGCCTTCTCCAGTGCCGACACGTCAGCGGCAGGAGCTGCTGCCGTGCGCTCCGCAGAACGCGCCTCGTCCTTCGCCATCAGACGCTGCACGGCAGCGAGCTGGCTGTCGGTCAGCGAGCCGTACTGCCACAGCTTGGTGAGGAGATCCTGCGGGAAGGTGAAGGTGCCATTGCGCTCGATGTTGCGCTGGCCCGCGATCGTCAGCCACTTGATCTCAGCTTCGTGCGCGTCGATGAACGCCTTGGCGTCCGCAGCAATCTGCTGCTCCTTGCTGACCTTGCGGGCAGCGGCGTTGGCGCGAGACTTGGCGCGGGCTTCCGGCGAGGTCTTGTAGACGTTCTTGCCTGCACCTTTGCAGGCGAAGCACGGGCCGAGGTTGCGGCCAGAGTAGCTGATGAAGCTGCCGGTGCCACGGCACTTGGGGCAGCCTTCAGCAAACACGGTCTGCTCAAGCGGCGCGTAAGAAGCAGGCGGCTGCTTTATGCTGGTGAGCGGCGCAGTCTCGCCGCCGAGGAGGTCAGAAAGGTCGTCATTGAGGTCGCGGTTCATTGGTCGTCTCCGTTGTGATGCACGGTTTATACTGCCATCCAGGCAGGGCTGTCAAGCTGTCTTAAATCAGTGTTTTACCGTGGTTTTATTGGTGTTTTTGTCGTCCCTGAAGAAGGTGGTCAGCTCAAACTGGAGCTGGCTCATCATCCCATCGATGACAGTCTCGCTCTGCTCGCTGACCTTGTTCAGGGTCTGCATCATGCACATGGCGCCGTGAAAGAACGCCAGCCGCACCATTTTCAGCGCCGGTTCGCTGAGCGTGTCGGGAGCATTCGGCAGCATGGCGGCGATGAAGCCAGCTTCGATGACGCGCCCTTCGCGGATCGCCTGCTTGGCGCGCAGTATCGTCTCTTCCTTAGTCATCATTTCTGTTTTTCCTCGAAATATTTGCAGGCCTTCCAGTTCAGTTGGATGCGTGGCCCATGCACACCCGACAGCTTGAAGAACATGTAGCAACCTTTGTGGTGATCGATATCGTGGTAGTACTCGCGATGCTCGCAGCCCTCGCAGTATTTGCCTTTTGGGCCGCTGCCTTGCCAATGCGCCATGCCCGGCATGATGTCGTCCCGGTCCTTCACGCCCGGCAGCTTGGTCATCCGAGGTCTTAGCTTTTTCATAAGCACTCCGCTGGTTGACCCTGCAACATAATCCAAATAATCTAGACGAGCAAATTTGCGTCCAAATAACTCAGAACGAGGAACCATGAGCAATATGCCATCAGTACCGTTAGTGATCGATGCGTTGGGCGGCAATCAAGCCGTAGCCGAGCTGACGCATACAACGGGAAAGGTAGTTTCCCACTGGCGGTCCACAAGAAAGTTTCCGGCCAACAGCTACACCATCCTCAAAGACAAGCTGCATGAGATGGGACTGTCGGCGCCGGACGAGCTGTGGGCGATGCGGAAGGCCAAGCATCCACCCAAGCATCCCCGCCTCCGCAAGCTACTCGCCGCTGGCATCAAGCGCCGTGTCGCCAAGCGAAAGACCAAGCGATGAGCGAAACGTCGCCCTGGACAGACGAGGCCAAGGCCTACCTCGACGAGCTGTTGCAGCACCAGCCGCCGCTGAACTACGACGCCATTGCCGACAGGATGGTGTCGAAGTTTCACCGGGTCTTCACCAAGAACTCCTGCATCTCGCGGGCGCGGCGCAACGGCCCAAAGAAGGAGCGCGCCAAGAACAAACCACGCGAGCCGAAAATCTACCGGCACCCGGTGGCTGAAAAGCCCAGGCCAAAGGTGGTGACCGGCAAGGTAACCATCGACCAGCTCGACAACCACACATGCCGGTGGCCGGTGACTGACGGCCTGCCGCCGTACCTGTACTGCGGCCTCGTCCCGCTCGACGGCCTGCCGTACTGCGCTGAACATTGCCGCAAGGGCTACACCAGTGGAGGACGCTGATGCTCTGGATGGTCGATTGGCTGCGAGACAAATTGACCAATGTTTTGATGAGGTTACGCCGCCGGAAAAGTGGTCCGGTAAATACCGATAATTACCGGGCCATCGAGCCTATTGACGCAGGCTCCAAGGCGCCGTCTGTGCCGCCGCCGTTCCCGCAGCAGGACCGGCCCAGCGACAAGCTGACCCATCTGCCGCCACTCAAGCCACGCGCACCGGCTTCGCCGCCACCCCCGGCGCCGCCACCCGAAACCGTCAAGGTAAGCCCCAACCGCGCCACCCGGCGCATTCTGGAGCGGCGCCGCAGGCGGCATGACAAGTTCGTCAAGCCCAAGGGCGAGCTGCCGCCACGCCTGCCTGCCCCGCCACGGCCTGCGCCGGTCAGGAAGGCGAAGCCGGTCGAGGTGGTGGACGAGAGCGTGGTGGAGGACGCCGCGTATTGGCTGCACGGCAAGCACCACGAAGACGCGCAGGAGGTGCTGTACAACGAAACCGAAATGTACGGCGAGTTCAACTTCCGCGACACCATCCTGCAACAGCTTGAACGCTACTTCGTTTATCTCAGGCGGATGCGTGGCACCGACAATGCCTCCTATCACCTGTACCGGCAGTACGGCGCAACCATCCTGCCGTATTGCAGCACCGGGTCGCACGATCGGCAGTGGAGGAAGTGGAGCGGAGATGAGTTGAAAACCAACTCACCACTGCCGGACTGGTTTAACCGGACACGACCGGCATTCGGGTGCTTTGTTTATGGTGCAGACCCGGAGACAGAAAAGTACGAGCAACGCAAGGTCGAGGGCCGTTCGCTGCTGGTGCCAAAGTTTATGTATTTCACCAAATACGCCAAGGCGCCGCCAAAGGTCGAGCGCATCAGCGGCGGCGACACCTATGCAATGACAGTGTGGTGGGACAAGCCCTACGACACTCGCAAGCATGCGCGCAAAAACGGCGTCCCGCAGTCTTACGCAATCTGGATCAGCAAGGACGGCAAGGAGATCGAGCCGTTGCGGATGCTGGTCGAAGACGACTGGTACGTCAAACGCAGGCTCAAGCGCGGCGGCCATGAGTATCACTCGATCCCGCGCAAGCAGTGGAAGATCCCCGATATGTTCAGCGGCTGGGCTGAAGACAACGGCGACACTGTCAAACACTTCCTGCGCGAAGTGTTTCTCGATGCCGTCAAGAGCATCTCACTGACGCAGCTCAACATGGTGCGGGTGATGGCAACCAAGGGCGACATGGCTGCCACCTTCTGGGTCAACGTCCACCGCATGAGTTACTTCTTTCAGGACCGCGACATCACCGCGACAGCACACGGCCAGCGCAAGCGGATCTTTCACATGGTGCGTCCGCACGTCCGCGCAGACGGCACCGAGATCAAGACGCACTTTCGCGGACAGCGTGAGTTCACCTGGGCCGACTATCAGATACTGATCACGGTGCCGGGGCGCGATCATATGATCCTCGACGATTTCAATGTCGCATCGCACGACCTCGACGATGTCAAAGACACTAGTGGCTGGATCGACAACAAGGAGCTGGGACGACGCATGGCGAACACCATCAAACACGCGCCGGGTGGCTTATGACGTGCATCATGTCGATCGATCCCGGCCTCACGGGCGCGATCGCAATCTACTACACCGACAACCCTGGCCGCGTGGCGGTCTACGACATGCCGACAGTCGGCAGCGCCGTCAACGCTGCCGCGCTGCGCCTCGTCATCGAGCGCCACGCGCCTGACGTGGCCGTGATCGAGCGCGTGGGTCCAATGCCACGCGATGGCGTCATGCAGGCGTGGCGTTTCTCAGCGGCGTTTACGACGGCGCAAGTAGTCTGCGCTCTCAGCAACGTCCCCATCGTGCTGATCACACCCAGCCAGTGGAAGAAGGCTATGAAGCTTCCCGGCGGCAAGGCTGCCAAAGATCAGGCGCGCACACTGGCTATTGCCACCTTTCCCTCTTGCGCCGACGCCTTCGCTCGCAAGAAAGATGCAGGCCGCGCAGAGGCTGCCTTGCTCGCAATCTATTATGTCCATCACGCACAACAACGGAGAGAAAATGCTGCCGCCATTTGATCATCACTCGCCAAGCAAGTGCAACCTGTTTGCAGCCCAGCCAGCTATGTGGGTGTGCGAGGTCATCCTTGGCCTCAAGCAGCCGGTGGGCGTCCCGGCGCACCGTGGCGTGGCCGTCGAGGATGGCCTGACGTGCGGTCTGAAAAACCTAGACCAGCCGGTCAAGGACTGCATCGACGTGGCGCTGACCAAGTTCGACACGCTGACGGCGCTGAACGGCGATCCACGGCGTGACAAGTACCGCGCCAGCATCCCAGACATGGTGCGGGCGGCGCTGGCCGAGTTGCGGCAGTATGGGGAGCCAACCGGCATGCAGGGCCGCATCGAGCGGCATTACGAGGGCCTGACGCTGCCCATGCTGGGCTTCTACGACTATGAATGGCAGCAGCACGGCATCCTGCTCGACTTGAAAACCAGCGACAAGATGCCTGGGCAGATCAAGGTGGGACACGCCCGGCAAGTGGCGCACTACACGGCAGGCAACGCACAAGCCCGCATCGCCTACGTCACACCGAAAAAGCTGGAGGTCTATGGGTTGGAGAACATCAGTGAACATCGTCAATCCCTGGTAGCGATTGCCAAGCGCATCGAAAAATTCAGAAGCCTTAGTGACGATCCGCAATTTTTCGTTGATATTACTGCACCGGACATCGACAGCTTCTACTGGGCAAACCCGGCAGCCAGGGCGCTGGCCTTTCAGGTGTGGGGGATCTGATGGCAAAGAAGGGCAAAGGCGGAAAGAAGACCGGCAGCGGGCAGTATGATTTGTTTGCTGGCCGCAGGCGCCGCGACGATGGCATGAAGCTGGTCGCTGACAACAACCCGACGTTCTCTTATCAATTCTTTCACTACATCCTGGCGCTGCCGATAGGCTGGATTGGCAATTGCGAAAGCATCAGCAAGGTGTGGACAGGCGTACAGCCCAAGCATCACAACGCTTGGGGATCGTGCTGGGGCCACGCTAAGAAAAAAGGATTGCTGCGCGAGCTGGTGACCAGGGTGCCTAACACCAACGTCAAATCAAATGCCCGGAGGCAAAACCTGTACGAGCGCGTGGCACCGAGCCAAGCGATCTAATCCAATACCGGGATATCCGGTGTGGCTGGCAGCGAGCCTTTCGCTGCGTTGGAGACGACATCATGTCGAATGTACTAGACGCATTTGGACTACCCATGCGGAAAGGCGGCGGCAACGGAGAGCCGTTTGCTATCATCTGCCGATACGACGCCAAAGCCGGTCGCATGTTTCGCGACGATCGCGGCCAGGACGCCAGCGGCAACTATGGCGTGACGAAAACCGACATCACCACGAACCCCAAGTTCACGGCGATCGTCGATTTCGAGAACATCGAGTATGGCTACATGCTGTTCACGCCCGGCCAAGCACCGTCGATGGTGCTGGTGCCGCACGGTCACCAGCTCCCGCCGCAGCCCTCAGACCAGCACAAGTCCGGCGTCCGCTTCATGTTGAAGCTGTCGAACGACTGCGCGCAGGGCAAACCTTCCATCCGCGAGATCACCGGCACCGCCGATGCTTTCAGGAACGGGTTTGGCCTCGTCTATCTCGACTACAAGGCCGAGAAGGACAAGCACCCAGGCCTGCTGCCGGTCATCACGCTGGAGGCCACGCTGCCGGTGACAACCGGCCAGGGCATCCGGTCATCGACCAACTACCAGCCGGTGTTTCGCATCATTGGCTGGCAGCCACGCGGCGATCTGGTGTTCATCCCCAGGGCGCAAGCCACGCAGGCTGCACCACAGCAGCATGCGGCCCCGCAGCAGTCGCAGTTCGCCCAAGCCTACCCGCAGGGGCAGCAGGCTGCACCGCAAACCGGCGCCCAGAGAGCAGCGCCGCCGCAGAACGGCAATACGCCGCCGTGGGACGCACAGCCACAGCAGCAGGCGCCGCAGCAGCAGCGGACAGTATCGGCCAGCGATTTCGGCTGAGCTGAAATGATAAACGCCGGGACATTGCGGAATGTCCCGGCGCTTTTAAGACCCGTGCCATCGATCAAACAACAGGGGCTTCCCAATGGATAGCGCAATGCCACTCGTCCCGTCCAGCGTCAACATGCTGGCGCACATAACCCATCTATTCGGGGGTGATTTAGGGGTCTTCCAGTATGGCCTCATCGAGCTGGCCTGGAACAGCCCAGGCGATCGCGCCGTCAAGCACGGCCAGCTCTACCCGCTCAACCGGCTCGACATACTGGTGCGGGATGCCGCCGTCACCAACGCCAAGGGCAGCAACGTCTACATAGGCGCCGCCCTGCGCCAGCCCGGCACGGCGCCCTTTGCCAGGGCCAAGGACGCCGATTTCCTGGCGCTGACGTGCGCCTACGTCGATCTCGACAAGCCCGGCGCCGTGGCAGGCGCCAAGACCAAGTACGGCGAGCTGAAGCCCACCCTGGTGGTGGTCACCGGCCTCGTCCCGGCGCCCAGGGCGCAGCTCTGGTGGAAGCTGGACAGCCCCATCACAGATCCCGGCCAAGCCCAGCTCCTGCTGAAGGCCAAGGCCAGGGAGCTGGATGGCGACCCCACCGTGTCCAATCCCTCCCGCGTCATGCGGCTGGCGGGCAGCGTGGCGTGGCCGGTGAAGGATGGCCGCATCGAGGAGCTGACGGATCTGCTGTACCCGCCCGGCGCCAAGGCCAGCTACGGGGCAACGGAGCTGGGGGCGCAATTGAATGCGCCCACGCCGGTCGAGGCCGTGTCGCAAATGTGGAACGCCGCCATCGCCCAGGCAACCGGGCCGGTGCGCCAGCCGGACGCATTCGGCCTCGCCCAGGACATCATCGACGGTCGCGAAAAGCACATGCGCGACATGGTGCATGCGGCGATCGTCAACTGGCGCCGCGAGCGGCCAGACCGGCCCAGCGAGGCCGAGAGCCACGACAGGGCAGCCGACGAGTACACGGTCTACGAGCGCACGGTGGCGCCGCAGCGCGACCATCCAGGCCAGAACAAGTGGGAGGCGCTAGAGGCGGAAGGGCGCGGGCCAACGGAGTGGTGGACAAAATGGCAACGCCTAATGGCGAGGTGGGACGCGGACGTGGCCGAGAAGGCCAGCGTCCCCAACCCCAATGCCACACCGGCATTTACTGGGCCGGTGTTTCAGCAGGCCGTCACCAGTGCAGAGGCGGCCGCCAGGGCTAACCCGGCGGCGCAGTTTGAGCTGCTCGACACTAACCAGATCCTCGATATGCCGGATGCCGTCTGGCAGATCGAGGGCCTCATCGTCGAGCATGCCCTGGGCTTCATTTTCGGCCCGCCGGGCGCCGCCAAGACGTTTCTGGCGCTGGGCATGGCAATGGCGCTGGTGACCAAGCAGGCGGCGTGGTGGGGCCGCGCCGTGCGCCAGCATGGGGCCGTCATCTACATTTCCAGCGAGGGCCACAGCTCGATGAAGTACCGGCTCCAGGCCTGGGCCAATCACCACGGCGTCAACATCCGCGACACGCCGTTCTTCCTGCTGAAGGAAAGCATCAACTTCATGAAGGCCGAGGATGTCGGCAAGCTCCTGGCGACGGTCGAGGCGGCGATCGTCAGGGCCGGTTGCCCCACTGCGGCGATCTTTGTCGATACCGTCTCCAAGGTGCTGCCCGGCGCCGAGGAGAACCTCCAGAAGGATATGACGCTGTTCGTCGAGGCCTGCGCCCAGGTGCGGGAGCGTTTCGGCACCGTGGTCATTGGCCTGCACCACACCAATGCCCAGGGCGGCTTTCGCGGCTCGACCGTCATCCCCGGCGCTGGCGACTTCCTGCTTGAGGTCAAGCGCGAGCCTGGGGCCATGCAGGGATCGATCGTCGCCAAGAAGATCAAGGATGCCGAGGATGGCTGGGAGCAGCATTTCAGGATCAGCAAGCTCGACCTGGGCGGCATGCCGGTCAACTCGTCCCTGGTGCTGGACGCGATCCCAACCCCACCGGCTGACGACAGCATGCCTGACCGGCCCACTTGCCTGATGCTGCTGGAGGAGATCGACACGGCATGGAAGCGCGGCGCCCCGTTCAGTCACGCCGCCAACGCAGCTCGCCCGGCAGTGAAGATGCTGGCGCTCAAGCACCGGATCAAGCGGGACAAGGTGAAGAAGCTGATCGACTACTGGCTGGCAAACGAGGTGATCGTGGAGGAGGTCTATTCGGCCAAGGACAAGCTGAAGGGCTACCGCAAACTGATCAATATTTAGGAATAAAAGCGGCGGAAGTAGCAAAGTTCCACTTCCGTAAGCCATTGAAAACACAGGGATAAAGTAAAATGCGGAAGTAACAGAACGTGGTTTGTTAAGTCCTTGTTTTCGTTGAAGGAAAGTAAGGGAAAATAACCGGAAGTATTTCTACCCCTACGGGGGGGTTCGCACACAGCTCACCCCCCTGCGGGAGTGGGGCAAAAACCATCACAAAGGAGAGACAGTCTTGGCGAGTTCAAAGAAGAAGGCAGAGCATAATCCCAGCCCCGTGTCGGCGGCCTGGGAGCAGAGCTACGCGACCTACCTGTCGGGGCGGGCCGTGCTGGACGGCGTAGACGCCCTGGCGATCGAGATGGAGGCGTACTGGGGTGTCGATCGCCTGCGGCTCCTCGTCCCAGAGGATCTGCGCGAGAAGTTCGACCGGCAGAGGTTCAAGTTGAACTCAGCCATCATGCACGGCGAGCTGGTCGAGGTGGAGCGCGAGGGCCACCGCATGATCCTGGCGTGGCGCACCCTCAATCAGGCGGCGATCGACAGCGGCGCAGAGAAGCTGCACGGCGGCGTTTGGGAGGTCGCCCTGGCCGATGGCACCGTCCTGGCGATTATCCGCACCAGCGCCCACGCCCCGCAAGTTGCAGGCGGTCGCAGGACGGTCATCTACACCCTGGATGAGGTCGCCAACATGATGCTGCTGTGGCCGGACGTGATGAAGGCCAAGCTGCAATGGCCCGGCGCCGAGGTGACCCGCACCCGCGGGCCTACAGACCCCATCAAGGACATACCCGCCAGGGCAAGGCATCTGGACGACCCCTGGGAGGACATCGACGACATCCTGCGCGGCACCCCGCTGGGCAGAAAACAGGAGGGCAGGCGATGAGGTTTCTACACAGCAAAAGCAGTGGCGAGGTGGCGCTCGACCAGATCGTCACCATGCGATCGGTGGGACGTGGCGTGGAAGCTGCCACGATAGCCAAGCTGCGCGATGGCTCGACCGTCGAGTTCTGGCAGGACACCGACAGGATCAGCAGCATGCTCGATCCGGTCATTCCAGCCCAGCCCGGTTTCGAGCTGCTGCGGATCTGGCTTGGCGAGAATGGCCTCGTCGAGGTCATTGCCGACAGCGTGATCGCCTGGAGGATCAATGCCTACGGCGTCACGCCCATCACCGTGCATGGGATCGACGAAGACAGCGCCATCAAGCAGCCCACGGGCCGGGTGGAGAGGCTGGAGGAAAACACCTGGGACAGCGTCGAGGAGTGGCTCAAGGACGAGGTGCCGCGCCAGCGGGAGAAGGACGCGAAGGAAAAGGAAGAGCATGAAAAGTGGCTGGCATCCAAGCAAGCGAAGGAGGGCTAAATGAACGAAACGAACGGTTTGAACGGCGGGCCGCATGAGGTCAACAGCCTCGACGACGTGGCCCAGGCGGCGGTGTCGCATGGCCTGACGCAGTGGCAGAAGATGGTGCAGGAGCGCGACAGCTTCCGGCAGGAGGCCGAGCGACTGCGGGCCGAGCTGACGAGCTGCAAGATCGCCCTGGAGGCACAGTCCAGCTACGCGGCGCAGATGGAGAGCCGGATGGCCGATACCATTGCGCTGCGCGACCAGACAGTGGCCGAGCGGATCAAGTGGGAGGCGCTGTTTGTCGGCATCATGGCCCAGCTCAAGGCCTTCGACGTGCCTGCCGGGCCGCTTATCAGAGGGGCCGAGGATGACCGGGAAACGCGCCAGGATGCTGTTAATCGGTCTAGCCCTGGGGTCAGTGGCCTCTGAGGCAAATAGCGCATGCCTGACCCACGCCCAGGCCAGGGCGGCCTATGGTTTCGGGCTGCGATGGCACGGTGAGGGCGGCAAGCGGTGCTGGGGACCAACGAAAAGCAGCACCCCAAAAACGGGGCGCAGCTTTTCGTCTCCCGTGCGCGCAAGGGACAATGGTGACACGGCTCCAGCGATCGCCGTTGCCGAGACGGGGCCGCTGACCTGGGTGTTCGATGACCGGGGGGTAAACTCGCCAGAGTTTACTCCCCGGCGCCTGGACGACAACCCACCCCCAGTTGAGCAAGCAAGGCAGCCTTCCGCATGGCCGGACAGGCTGACCGGGATACTGCTACTTATGCTTGCGAGCTGTGGCCTTCTGACAGTGTGCATGTTGGGCAGAGAAGCCTGGGGTCACTATGCCTCGCGCCGCGGACCCGCCGCCCGCACTGGCGGCAATCAAACCCTGGCCCGTCTGCTCTGGTTGCTGACAGGTCTGGAGGCGGGAGGTCTATCCCGCGATACCAGACCGCCGCACCCACCCTGGCCGGGAGCTGGGGAGCTGGAGGCTCAAGGTGGGGGGCAGCAGCGATGACGGGTGCCGGGGCAGGCGGGGAACCGTCTAGCGCCGCTACCATAAGACGGATAAGGGCAGGGCGTTCCCTCTCCAGGGAGACGCTCTGCCCTAAGCCGCAGTATTCGATCAGGTGGGCCTCAAGCCTCGCCCAGATTTCGCAGGCCTGGGCGAGGTTGGCCGGGAGGTCTGTCATTTCTCCAAGGTAGCAACTGCCGGGGAGGTTTTCACCTCGTCAGGGACCGGCGCCATCAGCGCCGCGTAGATCGCCTTGCGGGCCGGGTGCCGGACATCGACGCCATGCTCGCGTAGGATGTCGAGCGCGGCGCCGAGGCCCATGACGTAGCCGTGTTCGCGGGCCACGCTGGCAATGTGATCAGTGAAGGGCTTGAGGCTCATGTTGCTCAAGCCTCCAGCGACTTGCCGCTGCGGGCGCGGACAGTGAGGGTGCGTGTCGGCACCTTGGTGATGTGCGCCGTGCGGTACTGGCACGACAGGCTGGCGTGGAAGGTTTCGACAACCTCCTTGGTGCGGGCCTTCAGCTCGTCCGAGAGCGTCTCGCGCTCCGGGGCCGTGATGTTGAGGCGAAACTGCTCGCCCTCGTAGGCGCCGACATCGAGGTCAGCCAGCGCCGCCTTGAGCGCCTTCTCTTGGATGGCGAGTTCAGCCTGCTGCGCCTTGAGGGCGCCAAAGCTGTCGATCAGGGCCGTAAGGTTGGTCTTGGTCATAGTCGTAGTCTCCAGTTGTGATGGTGATGGACGGTAGGCTCAGATGACTTCGATATTTATGCCCTTGAAGCGGGCGCGCAGTTCAGCCTGCATGGTTTCTTTCAGCTTGGCCGGGTTTTTGGCGTCAGCCACCATGCGCTCCGCGTTGCGGACCATGCCTGCGTGATCCTCCGAGATCAGGCACATGGACATGGGGTTGTGGGTGGTCTTCGCGACCAGCTTCCGGGCGTTTGCCAGGGAGGGCGTGTCGATGAAGAGGTCGATCAGGGTCTGAATGCTGGACATTGGAAGCTCCTATGTGATGGCCGGGTGGCCGGTTCAGTGATGGTGGTTTACGACAGCCTGTCAGGGCTGTCAACTGGGTATTTCAGATTATTTTGACCTGTTGACAGCCCTGTCTGGCTGTCGTATGAGGGGCCTGTTCATCGCAAACAGGAGTTACCCAAATGGCTGCTTTTTCCTACCGCGACACAGACGGCTACGGCGTCGAGCGCGACTACTTCCCCTCCATCGAGCAGATCCGCAATGAGGTCGATGCCGGTCAGGTCGAACACGGTTTTGTCGATCTGAAGGGCCGCAAGGTTGGCTACGCCTGGAGCATCGCCAGCGTGATCAACGTGCCGTTCGCAGACGAGGCTGCTTATGTGGCCCGCAAGCAAAAGTGGACTAACAAGTTCCAGAACGTCGAGGACATGGTCTATGTCGAGCTGTGGGGTTCGCCCACCCGCGACGGCAAGCAGTATGGCCCCGGCTTCAATACCCAGCGCGTGGCTACGGTCGAAGAGGCGCGCAGGATCATCGTCAGGCGCGTCGAGCAGGCCGCGAAGCGCGATCGCAAAAAGTTCGTCAAGGAGGCCGCATGACCACGCAAGACCGCACCATGTCGCCGCGCCAGTTCAAGACTGCCATCAAGCAGCTTGGACTGTCGCAGGCGGCAGCCGGGCGCTACCTCGATGTCAGCGAGCGCACCGCCAACCGCTACGCCAAAGGCACCGCCAAGGTGCCTGGGCCGTCTGCCATCCTGCTGCGGATGCTGATAGAGTACGGCATCAAGCCGGTCGTCCCCAAGTGGATCAGTCCGCTGGAGGGCCGGAAACATGATTGAGCCAGAGCCAGGGAGCAGGATCACCAATGCTCTCGCCAATACCGTTATCGTTGTCTGGACGACGGCATTTGCTCTCTGGGTTCTGTCGCTGCTCTAGTCTGCCTGGACGACAGGCCAGGAGGGCGCGTATTGTCCGCGAGGGCAGCGCGCCCTCTTTCATTTCGGGGGCAAGACATGAGCGGCGGCAAGATCATACCCGTCATCGCGCAGGGCGATCGTGAGGGCCTAGCCAAGCTTGAGGCCGCCTCCGACAGGCTGCATGCCGACTATGTGGTGGGCTTCAAGGAGCTGCGCGATCGCGTCAACGACCTACGCATCGAGACGCATTCCACCATTGCGGATCTGGTGCTGCACACCGCAGATCTGAGGAAGCGTGTCGAGCGGCTGGAGCAAAAGAACAGGGAGGGGAGGCCCCCAGGTTAAATGGCTAAAGCACCAGCCGATATCAGATCTTTGTGCCGGGCCTACACGCCTAACACTGTCCGCATCGTTGCAGGCATCGCCCAGGCCGAGAAGGGCGTCGATGACGAGACGAAGCTGCGCGCCATTAGCATGCTGTGGGAGCGCGGCTGGGGACGCCCGGCAAGCCCGGTGACCGGCGCCGATGGCGAGGGCGACATCCGAATAACAATTCGCAACATCATCGAGGGAAAGAAATGAGCATAGGCGCAGCGCGAGTACGCGAGACATTCAATCCGAGCGGCGATGATCTGGTCAGCAGGATCAAACGCTACACCGCAGACCTGATCGATCTGTGCGCCGAGGAAAGCGACAAGCGTGTCGATGGCGAGAGTGGTCGCTGTTGGTCGCTCGCGATGACGCACTACGAGAACGCAGCCATGTGGGCCGTGAAGGCGGCGACAACGCCGAAATGAAGAAGCGCGACAGCAAGCGGCGGTGGAAGGCGCGAGCTGCAATCGGTCGCGACATACCGGCGCTGGCAATTGTCGAACACAATCTGCATCGATGGTTTGTGTTCAAGCTTCCCGATGTTAACCGGGACTATTGGGTGGCTACCGTGCGGTTGCGCTATGATTGACATCACGCTGCCGCACAACGGCTGGACACCGAGGCATCATCAGATGCCGTTGTGGAATTATCTGCGCGGTGGCGGCAAGCGAGCGATGGCCGTGTGGCATAGACGCGCAGGAAAAGATGACGTGTGCCTGCACCACACAGCTATCAGCGCGATCGAGCGCCAGGGAAACTATTGGCACATGCTGCCGGAATACGCGCAGGCACGAAAGGCGATCTGGGATGCTGTTAATCCTCACACCGGGCTGCGGCGTATTGATGAGGCATTTCCGGCAGAGCTGCGCGCCTCGACACGCGATACCGATATGCACATACGCTTGGTCAACGGCTCGACGTGGAGTTGCATTGGCAGTGATGAATACGACCGTACAGTTGGCAGCTCTGCGGCAGGAGTGGTGTTCAGCGAATACGCGCTGAGCAACCCGGCGGCCTGGGGCTACCTCAGACCAATGCTGGAGGAGAACGGCGGCTGGGCCACGTTCATCACCACGCCACGCGGCAGAAACCACGCACACGCCATGTACGCCTACGCGGCACAGACGCCGGGATGGTTTGCCGAGCGGCTCACCGTCGAGGACACTAGCGCACTGACGCAGGCGCAGCTCGACGAGACGCAGCGCGAGTACAAGGCGCTGTACGGCAGCGACTTTGGACGCGCCCAGTTCTTGCAAGAGTATTATTGCGACTGGGCGGCATCGATCTTAGGCGCCTACTACGCACTTGAGATGGCGCAGCTCAGAGACGAGGGCCGCATCCTGCCGATCGAGCCGCTCGACAATCAGTACGTCCATCGCGCCTGGGATCTGGGTGTCGGCAGCGACACCTCGATCTGGTGGTTCTGCGCCGTTGGCGCCCAGCTCTTCGTGCTTGACCACTACGCCAGCTCTGGCGTGGGCCTCGACCACTACCTGACCGAGATCGAGAAGCGTGAGCGCGAGCATGGCTGGCGCCGAGGCACTGACTTTGTCCCGCACGATGCGAAGGTGCGCGAGTGGGGCAGCGGTCGCACCCGCGTCGAGACGATGACGCTGATGGGATTGAAGCCCATGCTGGTGCCGATGGCGACGGTCGAGGACGGTCGCAACGCCGTGCGGCGCACGTTGCAGCTCGCCGTCTTCCACCCACGCACCGAGGAGACGGGCATCGCGGCGTTGGAGCAGTACCGCAGGGAATGGGACGAGGAGAAAAAAGCTTTTAAGGCGTCCGACATGCACGATTGGACGAGCCACCCGGCTGACGCATTCCGCTACCTCGCACTGAGCTGGAAGCTGGCGCCGCTGCGCGAGGTGACAGTGGAGCAGCCACGCGGGTTCTTCATCCCGCCGCCTGCCGAGCCGAGCAAAGGCATTAGACTATGACGTGACGCTGTCGCAATATGTGTGGCGCCAGTTGGGGCTGGCGATTGATACGGAGCAGCCCCAATGGTCGATGACAACGACAACCCCAAGCCGATCGAAGACGATATCGCGGCTGACGACGCCGATTACAACCCGGCAGTCGAGCCTAAGAGCGCCAAGGCGTGGTTGAACCTCCTGCTGGAAAGCGAGGAGGCGTTCGACGATTGGAATATTCACTGTGACAACATCGACAAGCAGTACGCCAACATGGCGCGGCTGGCGACGATGTCGCGTGACAAAGAGTTCCAGATGTTTTGGGCGAACTGCGAGGTCATCAAGCCATCGATTTACGCCAAGCCGCCACAGCCAGTTGTCGTCCCAAAATTCAAGGACCGGCGCCCGGTCTACCAAGCAGCATCAGAGGTGGCCGAGCGGTGCGTGACGGTGTCGTTCGACCTCACCCGCATCGATGCCATCATGAAGCTGATACGCGACGACGTGGCGATGATCAGTCGCGGCTGCGCCTGGGTGCGTTACGAGGGCAAGGGCAAGGGCTACCACGATACCGAGCGCGTGTGCATCGAGTTCAAGAACCGCCGCGACTTCCTGCACAGTATCAGTCGCAACTGGGAAGAGGTGACGTGGGTCGCAGGCGCCAGCTACCTGACGCGAGGACAGGCGCGCAAGCGGTTCAGGAAGATCAGCGGCGATGCCTATCAAGACGCCGAGTACAAGGTGGACAAAGACAGCCAGGAGATTGGCGGCGCCGACAACCGCGAGCGCGCCAAGTTCTGGGAGATCTGGTCGAAGGCCGACAACAGGGTGCTGTGGGTGGCGCACGGCTGCGACAAGATCCTCGACGAGGACGACCCGCACCTTGAGCTGTGCAACTTCTTTCCCTGCCCGGCGCCAGCCTACGGCACGGTGCAGCGCGGATCGCTGATCCCGGTCCCAGACGTGCTGCAATACAAGGACCAGCTCGACGAGCTGAACATGCTCACGGGCCGCATCCACGCATTGAGCGAGGTGCTGGAGGCGAAGGGGTTCTATCCGAGCGGCGGCACCGAGATGGCCGACGCGATCGAGACGGCAGTGAAGACCAAGACCAGCGGACGCATGCTGGTGCCGATCGCCAACTGGGCCGCGTTTGGCACGTCGAAAGAGGTCATCATCTGGCTGCCCATCGACCAGATCGCGCAGACCATCACCGGCCTAGTGGCGCTGCGAAAGCAAGTGATTGAGGACATCTACCAAGTAATGGGCCTTAGCGACATCATGCGGGGAGATACCGATCCGCAGGAGACTTTGGGGGCGCAGCGGCTGAAAACTGAGTATGGTTCTAAACGCATCAAGGACAAGCAGCAGGAGCTGGTCAGGCTCGCTCGCGACCTTGTCGAGCTGAGCCTCGACATCATCACTGACAAGTTCAATCCAGTCACCATCATCGAGATGAGCCAGACGCAGCTTCCAACGCAGGCGATGGTTCAACAGAAGATCTCCGAGGTGATGCAGCAGATGCATGCTCAGCAGAACCAGATGCAGCAGCTCATGCAGATGCCGCAAGTTCAGCAGATGGCGCAGCAGAACCCGGAGCAGGCACAGCAAGTCGCACAGCAGGCGCAGAAGAGCCAGGAAGCCGCCGTGCAGACTATCAATCAGCTCCGCGAGAAGCCAACCATCGAACAGGTGCTGCGCTTCCTCAAGGACCGGCGGGCCAAGTCGTTCATCCTCGACATCGAAACCGACAGCACGATCATGGCCGACGAGCAGGCCGAGAAGCAGCAGCGCACCGAGTTCGTGCAGATGCTTGGTGGTCTGCTGCCGCAGCTCTCGCAGATGATCGTCGCGGCGCCCGAGACAGCCGAGTTCTGCGGCGAGCTGCTGAAGTTCGCCACGGCGCCGTTCCGCGCCGGGCGCAGCCTCGACGGTACGATCGACGAGCTGGTCGAGCAGATGAAGAACAAGGGCCAGAACACGCCGCCCAACCCGCAGATGGAGGCCGTCAAGAGCAACGAAAAGATCGAGATGGCGAAGATCCAGCAGAAGCAGCAGACCGACGCGCAGCAGCTCAAGATCAATCAGCAGGAGCTGGCCGACAAGGACCGGCAGCACCAGGAGAAGATGGAGAACGACCGCAAGATCGCCTGGGCGCAGTCGCAGATCAAGTTGTCCGACACCGAGGGCAAGGCCGTCATCCAGAACCAGAAGCTGATCGAGAACCGCGAGGCGCACGAAGCGCACATGCGCGAGAACGAGCAAAAGATGGCCGTCAACGCGCAGAAGGCGCAGATGGCGGCGACGGCAGCGCAGAACAAACAGCACGACATGCAGGCGCAGTCGGCGCAGCGCCAGCAGCAGCATGAGATGAAGATGACGATGCCCAAGCCGATGGGGCGGCAGTAATGGATTGGCGCGAGCGCATTGCCGAGATGCTGGCCGAGCGCGATGCGGCACTGGCGCCCGGCGCACCGCAGGCAGGCGATCCCGGCTATGCCGGGCCGCAGCTCGCCGCCGTGCGGACCAACAATCCCGGTGCGCAGGGCTACAACAAGCTGACGGCGCTGGCCTACGGCGCCGAGCCGCAGAAGACCGGCGCAGGCTTCTCGATCGCCAAGTTTCCGACGCCGACGCACGGCGCCGCCAGCAACCTTGAACTGTATGCGCGCAACTACACCGACAAGTCGATCAAGGATGCACTGCACACATGGAGCGGCGGCGGGCGCCGCGAGGTGGCGGGCTACCCGGCTGACACGGTCGTCACCAAGGAGATGATGCGCGACCCCAAGTTTGCGATCCCGATGATGCAGGCGCTGTCGGTTGGCGAAACGTCACGGCAGTACCCGATGAGCCAAGCGCAGTGGGAGCTGGCGCACAAGTGGGCGATGGAAGGCAGCGCGCCGCTGCCGCCAGAAGCGCAGCCTGCGCCCTATGACGAGGCCGGGATGATTGCCAGCCAGGACGACCCGACGATTGGTGCGCTGGCGGATCTGGGAGGCATGTGATGTACGAAGACGACTGGGTGATGGGCGATCTGGCGGCGCAGGACGGCTATGGCGAGGCGCCGCTGCGGATCACGGTGACGCCGCAGCGACCGCAGGAGCCGACGCCGGAAGCGATCGCTGACGCCTACCGGCGCACACCGCAGACGGTGGCGACACCCAAGGAGGCGCTGCCGGGAAGCTTCGCGCCGGGGGCGCTGTACGACCAGGGCGGCGCAGCTCCTGCGGCGGTGCCGCGTGAGATCCCGCCGTCATTCGCCATCCCTGAGAAGCCTGAGAGCGAGGGCTGGATTGAGCGGGCATTGCCCAAGGCGCACCCGCTCGACCCGGTCTACGGCCAGCAGCGAGCAGGCGCTAATACCCTGCTGGAGCTGTCCCAGGTGGGGACGGTGGCGGATCTGGCGCAGGGCTGGGAGGAGAAAGATCCCAACCGCCTGGGCATGGGCTTGGCGGGAGCTATCCCGGTGGTGGGCCGTGGCGGCAAGGCCGTGAAGATAGCCCGCGAGGCTGCCGACGAGATCATGAAGAGCGCCAAAGCGGCGAAGGCCGCCAAGCCAATCCTCGACGCCAGCGGCGCACCGATCAAGGGAGCGGCCTACACCAAGCAGAGCCGGGCCGTGCTGGACGAGATAGCGGCAGGAGAGAAGGGCGCAGGCCCGATGGATCTGTCGGGCGATCTGCGGTCAGACGTGCCGCAGCAGGCAATGGAGCGATACCAGCCGCCACGCGGCATCTCGCAGCGCCTGCAAGACGCTCTGACCAATCCCGACGTGCAGCGCGGTGTGCGCGAGAGCGTCGAGACGGGCATCAAGTACGGCGCCGACAAGTGGTATCACAATGAGCCGGTGCGCCGGGCCTTCATCAAGGAACTGGGTGAGACTGAAGGGGCAGTCGAATACGCTCGCTTCATGGACATGATTGCTGCGACCTCGCCGCGCTCCGACGTGCCTACCAACATCCGCAATGCATCGTTCTACTACATGATGAGCGGCAAGGGGGGCCTGCCGGAAACGCTGCCGTATCCCTACGGCCATGTCGCGCAGAACCTCCACCGGCAGAACTACGCGACCGTCACCAGCCCAGAGGGCTGGGATATTTTCAAGAACACCAAGCCTGCATCGTTCTCAGTGAACCTCCAGGGCAACTTGGTGCCGGGGACAATGGATACGCATGCCTTCCGCAACATTGGCATGCGGACCAACGACCCACGCTTCCTCGAAACGTCAGTGTCGGCCAAGTACAAGCAGGGGACCGATCCAACCAAGGACACGATCGTCAACAAATACGGCGAGCGTAAAGGCGACACTGTTGTATTTCGTCCGCAGCAATTGCAGGAGAGCGGCAGGCTGAAGATGGATGAGGCCTTGCAGATCCCATACTTCTGGACGGCCAAGCCCAACGCCAACGAATACGGCGCAGCCGAGAAGCTCTACAGCGACGTGGGCCGCGACTTTAAGCTGCCGACTGCGGACACGCAGGGAGCTGCGTGGGCTGGCGGCGGCGAATTGACGGGGCTTGGCACGGTGCCAACGCACACCTTTCCGCAGCTCATGAACGAGCGCATTCTTTACACGGCGAAGATGCGCGGCGAAGATCCGCAGAAGGTGCTATCTGATTTCATCAGGAAGAAAGCTCCGCTGCTTGTCATTCCGGTGGCTGGAGCTGGTGTAGCGTCAAAGATGGGCGGCGTTGCCGATCAAGGAGCATATCAATGATCTCGATCAATGAGCCACCCAACCAACCGCCACAGCCGGGAGTGCTGTACTATGGCATTACCATCACGTTGCCGAAACGCTGGTAACAACAGGAGCTGACGCATGGCCCAATCTTCAGTGACAGTGACGCCGCAGAACCCGACGCCGCCGACAAACTATTCCTGCGTTGGCGCAACCGGACCCAACCCGCCGAACTACACAAAGAACACCTACAACGACACCAAGAACTGGGGAACTACGACGCCGACATACCCGCCGCCATACTTCGACGACGGCGCGGCAGGCGCGGTCACGTTGTTCGCCGCCAATACCGCAGCTCTGGCGTCCGGCACTGGCGCGACGGCTGGCGGCACCGAGGGCAGCTATCCAGGCAGCGGCAGCGGCAGCCCGCCGCCGATCAACTTCCTGGGTCCGGTCCCGGCCTCGACCAGTGTCCCGCACGAAGGCGCAGGCACCGAGAGCGTGGTCAGCCTGACCTATCCGCCAGCCTATGTGGGTGCGGCACCGGCTCTTCCCACGGTGACGGTTGGCGTTGGCCCGTCGATGCCTGCGGTCACGGTAGGCGGGGCGCCGTTCAGCCCCAACGCCTACCACGCCTCGTCGCTGTCGCCGGTCAGCGCCGCCACGCTGTCCAGCATCACGCCGGGCAACTCAGTGTCTGGTGTCGGCACCACAACGCTTGGCGCGACCGGAACCAATTTCACCAAGCAGAGTGTTATCTGGGTGAACGGCGTCCCTCAGACGACGACGTTCAATTCCGCGACCTCGCTGACCGCGCCTACGGTGACGAAGAAGACAACCGCAGGGCCGTGGCCCGTTACGGTCGTAACCGGCGGCGTGGTCACGACTGCGCCCCAGACATGGACGTTCACATGACGACGCAGAAGCAGGAACAAGAGCATAAGACCGGGCCAATGACGCAGCCCGGCCCGGAGAACTACGACAAGCAGGGTGCGAAGATCGTGGCGGATGACCGAGCAAAAGGTCAGCGTGACGCTAAGGACATCCTGGGCGACGAGAGGCCGTTCGATTACATCGAGCGCAGCAAGCCGGAAGACCGCCTGCCGCCTGAGACGGCGCACGGGCAGCTCACCCGCGACAACGTCAACCCCAACATTCCCAGCTCGCCGCACGGTGGCGATCGCGGCATGGGCATTGTCGATCCACGCAGCCTTGGCATGGAAGGCAGTGCAGGGGCGGCAGTGCCAAAGGTGCCGGAAGGCAAGGAAGGTGCCCAGCCGCAGACGCAGCTCGTCATGGGCCAGGGCGTTGCCGGAAGCATCAATGAGCCGCTGGGTTCTTCAATCGGCAGCAACATGGACGACAAGGGCCAGCCGATTAAGGGCGGCAGCGGAGGCACACCCGCACCCGACGCCGCGCCGGTCATCACCGAGCTGGAGCCGGACGAGGCCACCATTGGCGAAGAGACGTTCGACATGTTTGTTCACGGCACCGGCTTCACCGAGGACAGCGTGATCGTGTTCGCCGGGCAGGAGGAGCCGACAGACCTTGAGGATGACGGCACACTCTCGACCGGCATCAACATGGATGTCTGGAACGGTCCCGACACGGTACAGGTGTCGGTGAAGAACGGGGACAAGATGTCCAACATGATGGATTTCACGTTCCACGCCGAGCCTGCAACGCGCAAGGCGCCGCCAAAGGCGAACAAGCGCAAGGGCAAGGGCGAGAAGGCCAAGAAGAAGGCCAAGCGGTAGTAGACGGCCAGGACGCGGTGTTGCCCTAGCACGGGTTTCGCCAGCGCCGCGTCCTGTATTTGGGGGACAGATGCGACTGATTGAGATCGAGCCGGGGCGATTTCGTTTTGCGCGTGAGCGAACAGCTCCTGCGCGAAGCGAGCTGCCGTGTCCGCATATCATCAGCGACGAGATGCCGCCGGTCGAGCAAGTGGATGGGCGGTTCTACACGTCCAAGGCGCGTTTCCGCGCCGTTGGCCGTGACCACGGCCTCACCGAGGTGGGCAACGAGAAGCCCAGGCCGGTCAAGCGATCTACCGATCAAGCGAAAGTGAAAACAGAGCGCCGTCACGCGCTGCGGAGGGCCATCGAACGCTACGGCGCTGGAGAGCGCGGTAGACGATAGGAGCCGCTATGTCTGACGTGACCGTTGCACCCGCTGCCACACCGGCACCGGCAGCGCCCTCGCCTGCGCCAGAGGCTGTCGTCGATACCAACCCGACATCGACGCCACTGCCAATTGGCAGTCAGGCGCCGGACAAGCCCGAGGGCCGCCGGGACGCCATCCAGAAGGCATTCGAGCGGGCCAGCAACCCGGCAAAGGCTAAGGAAGACAGGGAGAAGCAGCAGGCCAAGAAGCCCGCCGAGCGGGAGAAGCCCGGCCCCGGCCACAACCAGCCGCCGGAAGAGACGAAGCAGGAGCTGAACCTGAAGAAGGCACCGCCCAAGGGCGAGCAGCCGAGGGAGCAGGGCCGCTTCGTCAAGGCTTCCGAAACTCAAGGGCAGCCACAAGGACAGCCATCGCAGCCAGGAACACAGCCACAAGGCCAACAAACACCTCGTCAGGCGGAAGCCGCACGACTGCCAGAAACAGCTCCATACCGCGACCCTCCACCGCGCATGGCGGAACACGCTAAGGGCGAGTGGGCGACGACGCCAGAACGGGTGCGTGGCGAGTTCCACCGGCTGGCGCAGGAAACGGAGGGTATGCACCGGCACTACAAGGCCGACTACGAGACGATGGAAAGCATCCGGCCCTTCCATCAGATGGCGCAGGAGCATGGCACCACGCTGCAACGGGCGCTGAGCAACTACACCAGCATGGAGCGCAAGCTTCGCAGCGATCCTGTCGGCGGCCTCGACGTGATCGTCAACAACCTGGGACTGAAGACCTCAGACGGCCAGCCGATCACACTGCGCGACGTGGCGTATCACGTCCTGTCGCAGTCGCCAGAGCAGCTCAAGCAGATCCAGCAGGGCAACCAGCAGCAGGCTGCCTCGCACCAGATTGGCGCATTGCATCAGGAGGTTCAGGGCTTGAAACAGGCCCTCACCCAGATGCATACTCAGCAGCAGTTCACCTACACCCGCAGTGAGGTCGATAGCTTTGCCGACACTCACCCAAGGTTCGATGAACTAGGGGCAGCGATCCACCGCGAGATCAACTTAGGCTTCTCACTAGAGGAAGCCTACGATCGAGCGGACAAGCTGTACCCGTCCCAAGCGGCTCAGACCCGCACCCAACCGGCTCAGACCCGGACAGCGGACAAGTCTATCTCAGGCGCACCTAGCGGCCCCTCAAACGGGACAGGTGAGCGCAAGCGAGATGGCAAGCCCGTGCCTTTGCGCGATGCAATCGGCAACGCGATCAAGCGCGTCAATGGTGGTCTGTAACAACCGGAGGGGCCAATGCCCAATATCACGACTGCATCTGCTTATCAGCAGATCCTGTCGATGGCGCTGGAAGAGCGTTCATCGAGCTATCAAGATCTCGTCTCTAACAACAACGCACTGCTCGCCGTGCTTCGCCGCAAGGGCGCGTGGCAAACCTATTCTGGCCCGCGCATTCGCCAGACGCTGCAAATCGGCAAGCAAGTCGCGCAGTGGTACAGCGGCTACGATCAATTGCTGAACCCAGCAATCGATCTTTTCAATGATGCGTATTTTGATCCCAAGATGGTGGTCGTCCCGGTCATCCTGTCGATGCAGGAGATACTAAACAATCAGGGCGAAAACCAATTAATGGACGTTTACGACAGCTACATTGGTGCCGCCGAGCGTTCGCTGGAAGACACGATGGACGCCGCCCTGTACGGCGACGGCACCGCCAACGGCGGCAAGGCGCTGACGGGGCTGGCGACAGCTCTGCCGGTTATCACCAACAGCGGCATCTACGGCGGCCTCGATCGCGCCAGTGCCGTGATCTGGCAGACCAAGTCCTACGACGCGCAGTCATTCCTTGCCGGGTCTACTCAGGTCAACAAGGACACCATTCGTCCGATGTTGAACTACATCATGAACAAGCAATCGCGTGGCCGCGACCACGCCGACTTGATCATCATGTCGCCAGAGCATTACGCGGCATACGACGCTGCGTCGATCGTCATCCAGCGCCAGACCAACGAGACATCGATGGGCAAGCTGGGCTTCAGCTCGCTGGAATATATCGGTGGCGGCAAGCGCGCCGAGATTGTTCTCGATGGCGGCATTGGTAGCAACATGCCACCTAACACTTCGTTTGGCATCGACACCGACAGCTTGAAGATCCGTTATCACCCGTCGAGAAACTTCGACAAGATTTTCGATGGTGATGGTCAGATGCCAATTGATAAAGACGCCATCGCGCAATTTATCGGGTGGATGGGCGAACTCACAATGACCAACCCGATGTTCAACTGGCGACTGTACGACAGCAACCCGGCGACGTGACGCGATCGCCGAGTAGAGGAACCGCCGCCCCGGCCTAATCCCTAACACGGTAAGTCCCCCAAGACTGCGGATGGGGCGGCGGTTCTGAATTAGTAAACAACGGAGCAGATGATGTACCAAGTTCGTGATGCCGACGCCGCAGTGGTCGCAACATTCCGTCACCACGCGCTGCCGAACAAGAGCAAGACCGACAAGGAAGGCCGGTTGATCTGTGACGACGTTGAGGTGTGCGACATCCGCTTTGCCGGTTCACGCAACATGTCCACGTTCCCGGCGCTCGCCATCTCGCACTGGAAGATCGAAACAGAGAGCGGCGAACAGGTGCCGGTGACATACGCCGAGCGTTTTCAGCGGCAGTACCAGCAATTCAAGCAGCAGGCGAACCAGACCAAGGCTGGGACGCCGTTGCAGTACGTTCCGTTCCTGACCGAGGGCAAACGCGCCGAGCTGCGCGCCCTCAACATCTACACGATCGAGGCGCTCGCCAGCATCGACGGGCAGGAGCTGAAAAACCTGGGCCAGTATGGCCGCGACTTAAAGAACAAGGCCGAGGAGTTCATCACCAACGCCAGGACGCAGAACGCGCCCAGCATGCAGCTCCAGGCCGAGCTGGAGGCGCTGAAGGCGCGCAATGCCGTGCTGGAGGAAGACAAGAAGGCCTACGCTCAGCTTGCCGAGAACGCCACCGAGGCTGAGAAGGCGTTCGACAACATGGATCTCGACCAATTGAGAGAGTTCATCACCACGGCGACCGGCCACGCACCGCACGGCTCGATGACACGTAAGGTGCTGGTGCGGATGGCAGCAGAGGCACAAAAAAGGGCGGCTTGATGAGCCTGCTGACCGTTGTTCAAGATGTTTGCGCGCATGTTGGGGTGACGTATCCCAACTCAGTCTTCTCAAACATCGCCAGCAACAGGTCGATGCAGGAGATGCTGGCGGTCGCCAACGAGCAGGCGCAACGCATCGCCTACGACCATCGCGATTGGACGAAGCTGCGGACCTACGCGCAGATCGATGGCGATGCCGTATGGGTGCCGCCGCAGCCAGATCCGGCTGCGGTGCTGACCGGGACCACGGCGTTCAATCTGCCTGCCAACTACAAGCGCATGCTGCTGACATCGAACCTGTGGCTGTCCACCTCGACGCACCAGCCGGTGCGCTTCATCCCCGACACCGACGAGTGGCTGCGGCGCCGCATCAACAGCTCGACCGGATCGTGGGGCGAGTGGACGCTGCTTGGCGGCAAGATCCACATTTTTCCGGTGATGAGTGCCGGTGTTACGGCTCGCTACATGTACCTCGACAAGAATTGCATCGACCTCGCCAGCGGCGGGCGCAGCGACACGTTCTCAAACGACAGCGACACGTTCACGCTCGACGAGCGATTGTTGAAATTAGGAATGATCTGGCAGTGGAAGGCCAACAAGGGTGCGCCATACGCGGAGGACATGTCCACGTTTGCTGACGCCCTCGCATCCGTAATGGGACGCGACAGCCCGGCGCCGATCCTTGTTGTCGGCCCCACGCTGCGTCCAACCGGCTTTGGCGTATGGGGGTACTAGATGCCCTATTCCTCCACCCCAGGTGAGATCCCGCCGTTCAACGGCGCCTTCAACATCGCGCTGCAAGGGCCGCCGGGACCGCAAGGCCCGCAAGGACCGCAGGGTCCGTATGGGCCGGAAGGCCCCAAGGGCGATACCGGCGCCGACAGCGTAGTGCCTGGACCGGAAGGGCCACAGGGCATCCAGGGGGTAAAGGGCGACAAGGGCGACAAGGGTGACCAGGGTGATCCTGGCCCGGCGGGTGATCCTGAGACGGTCATGGACACGGTCGCCGGTATGCTGGTGGCTGGAACGAATATCTCGCTGGTCTACGACGACCCAGGCAACAAGCTGACAGTCTCATCGACATCAGGCTTTGATGCCGAGGCGGTCGATGACCGTGTCGCCAATCTTCTGGTGGCTGGCACCAACATCACGTTGAGCTACGACGACCCCGGCAACAAGCTGACCATCAACGGCACGGGTGCCGGTAATGCGGCAGGAATAACATTCCCGCCGAGTGGCAACATTGCTGGCAGCAATGTCGAAGCTGCGATTAAAGAGCTGGATACCGAGAAGGTCGCCAAGGCTGGCGACACGATGGGTCCAGGTACGTTGACGCTTCCGGGTAATGCAACGCTGCCGTTGCAGGCCGTGCCATTGCAGCAGCTCAGCGCAGCAATCGCCGCCATCCCAGCGCCACCGCAGCCGCTCTACATCAGCGACACGGCACCGGCTGGCGCACCCGACAATGCCATGTGGTGGGAGAGTGACACAGCACTTCTCTACGTCCGCTACAACGATGGTGTCGGCCCGTCGCAGTGGGTTCAGGCCGTGGCCGCGCCTGCCATCGACACGTCTGCTTTCGTCATGAAGGCTGGCGACACTATGGCGGGACACTTGTCGCTGCCAATTACGCCTGCCGCCGCCAATGCGGTTCGTAAGGACTACGTTGACAACGCAATCGTAGCTTACGCCACACCGTTCGATGCATTCGCTTACAACGGCATTCAGGTCAACGGCGGTGCTGAGGTCAATCAGCAATATCCAACTGGAGGTGGACAGTCTGTAGCCGGAACATATTTTTGTGATGGTTGGATTATGTTATCTTCAGGAATAGTCTCTCTCGGTAGCCAGGATTACGCTACTCCTAATTTTGGCTTCTCCGGTCGCATCTATGCCCAAGCTACAACAGCCAAGCCATCGCTGGCGGCTGGCGATTATTTGACACTGTCGCACCGCATCGAGGGCTACCGAATGGCCCGGCTGGCGTGGGGAACGCCAGATGCGCGGCCAATCACAATATGTTTTTGGAGCCAACATTCTGTTGCTGGAACGTACAGCGTAGTCATCAACAGCAGTGGATCGACACGCTCCTACGCAGCAACTTACACGCAGAATGTAGCTAATGCGTTTGAATACAAGACAATTACTATTCCCGGCGACACGACGGGAACGTGGCTAAAGGACAATGGAATAGGATTATCTATTCATTTTACGGCTAGTTGCGGATCAACCTACACCGCGCCAGCGGCCAATACATGGTACAGCGCGAACTATGTTTCAGCGCCTGGGCAAGTAAATGTTGCCGCCGCACTGAGCCAATATTTGATTTTGCGCGGCATCGTTGTTTTACCAGGAACGCAGGGGCCGACTGCCGCACAGTCGCCGTTGATAATGCGCCCATATGATCAAGAGCTGCTGACGTGCAAGCGATACTGGCAATGGATGCCGCCGTGTGCTGGACAATTTTACGCCAATACATCAGTGCAACTTTTTTCTGCATTTTCTGAAATGCGCGCCGCGCCAGCATTCGGTTTTTCCGGCGCAGCAGTTTTAACGAACCCGTCATATGGGAATTACACCATAACCGGGCTGCTCGCTAACAACCTGACCACAATAGGCGGCACCGTCAATGTGACCACAAGTGCAGGCACTGCCACTTATCCAGTGTTTCTACAAAATGCCAAAGGCGTGACTTTGGACGCGAGGCTGTGATGGGTATCAACTTTCCATCCGCGCCAGCCATCAACGACCTCTACCCGACACCGGCTGTCGCTGGTATTCCGCAGTACAAGTGGAACGGCGCGGCGTGGGTCGCCATAGATCCTGCATCGCAGTTCGTCGCCAAGGGCGGCGACACCATGACGGGATTGCTTGTGCTGAGCGGCAATCCGTCTGCGGCGCTGCATGCCGCACCCAAGCAATACATCGACGGCCTGTTTGTCCAAAGCGACACGCCGCCATCGTCGCCAACCGCGCAGACGCAGTGGTTCGATACCGTTGGCGGCCAGCTCTACATTCGTTTCGGCACGGCGTGGGTTGCCGCCAACAGCGGCTAGGGGAGAACAATGGCTGTCGATTTCAGTTACGCGGCGATGATGCAGGGCCAAGCGCAATCGCTACAGCAGGCAATCGATCTGCTGTCTGGCGGCGGTCGCATCACCATCATGCACTGCGCCACCGCTGCCGGTGAAATGCCCGGCATCGAGGTGATGGTGAACACCGCCGACGTTGTGCTGCCGCCTGAGATAATCGCCGCCATCACCGACGCGATGGCGGTGCAACTCGACGATCTCACGTCTCGCGTTAAGGCCGAGCTGCACTCGTTGCAGGAGAAGGCCTGATGCTTTCATTCCCCGTCAGTCCTGGCCTGGGGCAGCGATTTCAGGGCTGGACGTGGGACGGCGTCAAGTGGACGCCGACGAAGAACGACCGCGCACCAAAGTGCGGCCTGCTGAAGCTGAATGGCTCGTCGCCATCGAACGCTCTGATCTTCGTCCCGTACAAAGGCGACGACATCAAAATCAATGGATTGATTTATCGAATACCGGCGGGCGGCATCGTCGCCACCTACAACAACCTCTATCTGGAGAAGGTACCGGGTTCGACGCTGGCTATTGGTAACACCTACTTCATCTACGCCTTCGTCGTTAACAACGCCGTGCAGCTTAATTTTTCTGCCAACGGCCACGCGACATCGTCCACCGCAGGCAATGTCGGCACCGAAATACGTTCCGGCGACGACACCCAGACGCTTGTAGGCGTAGTTGTAACCGGCGGCTCAGCGCCAAATATTTTCTATGACAGCGTTTTGTTTCGCTACTTGCGGTCTTGGTTCAACCGGCCTCGCATGGTGCTGTCTGCTGCCACAAACGGACCTGGGCCTGCCGGTGCGCCGCAGGCAGTTCTTGGTCTTGGCTGGATGAGTTTCTTTGACGACAGCTACGTTGCCGACTGCATGTGGTGGGGTACATCAACTGTATCAGGTAACATCTTCGCAAGTTTCAGACTAAACGGCGTTGATACTGGCGGCTCGTTTGGCTGCTCTACGCCACACCAGACCGGCGCATACAGAACCTCGATAGGTCGCACCGCCGGTACTCCGGTAGACGGCTACAACAATCTCAACATGATGATCAGGACCGATTACGGGGCTGATCCTAATGGGTACTATTGGAATATGGCCACGGTGGCGGGGCCTTACTGATGCTGTCATTCCCCACCTCACCGACAATCGGCCAGCAGTTTCAGACGTGGAGCTGGGACGGCACTAAGTGGTCGCCAACCTCGATGCTGCTGTCGCCGGATTGCGGCTACTTTGGCATTGTCGGTTCGTCGCCAAGCAACTCAGTGCGCTACGCACCGCTCAACGGCGATCTCATTCGCATCAACGGCATCAACTACAAAATCCCGGCTGCCGGGATCACGGCGGCCTACAACAACTGCTTCGTGAACGGCGTCGCCGGTCAAACGCTTGGCATTGGCGGCACCTATTTTGTCTATGCGTTCCTCCATGCCACGCTTGGAGTGCAGCTCGATTTCAAGCCGAGGCTTACCGGCAGCGACCACGTCCCATCGACGCAGGCTGGGAATGTCGGCACCGAGATTTACAACGGCGACAACAGCCGCTCCCTGGTTGGCATGGTCTATACCGGCGGCGGCGCCGGTACGCCGTTCTACGACCAGACTAGCGACCGCCTGACCCGATCATGGTTCAACCGCCGCGCCGCAGGCTTGCTTGTCGGTGGCGGCGGCGTTTTCGGCAGTCCATCGTATACGCTGCAAACCGTTGTCTCGATGGTGGCATTTGCGGGCGAGAGCGCGACCGTCAACGGATCGTGGTATGGCACCGCAGACACATGGAACAACGCCAATATTATTTTTAACCTTATGGGTGTTGGATACGTTGGAACGTCTGGCGCGGTTACGACCGTTCACACCACGGCTGCATACGAAAACATGACGGCAATGGCGTCAGTCGTACTGACCAACGACGGGCTTAACCAGCTTGGCTTGTACTGCGCTATGGGCGCCGGATCGTGTAGCGGAAGTTGCGCCATCAACGGAGAGCTGGGATGAGCGTTCATCAGGGCTTCCGCCGTCAGCCGGTGCCGCCGCAAGTCGCGCAGCAGCACAAGGCCATCACCATTCCGGCGCCGACAGCCGGGCTGACCGACAGCGACAACCTTGCCTTCATGAAGCCCGCCACTGCCGTGGTGCTGGACAACTGGGTGCCGACGCTGCGCGGCATCAAGCTGCGTGGCGGCTTCATCCGGCACTGCGATCTGCATGCGCTCGACGCCACGGTGCCGCCGGTCCCGTCGCCGCTCCGCAAGCCCATCATCTCAGGGTTTGAGTACATCGACGCGGCGTCCCGGCGGATCTTCGCAGCCCAGGCCGACAAGCTGTTCGATGTTACGTCCGCCACGCCGATACTGGTAAAGAGCGGGCAGGCGAGCGGCAACTACGTTGGCTCGCAGATGGCTAATGCCAGCGGCGACCACATGCTGGTGGCGAATGAGGCTGGCGACTATCTGCTGCACTTCGATGGCCTGACGTGGACGACGTTTGACGCCAGCCAGCTCGTCACCAATCCCATCGTGACGCCGCCGCCGAGCTGCGCCACCGGCCACAACCTCTCTTACGTCTGCAAGTACCGCAACCGCTTCTTCTTCATTGAAGGGGGGACGATGAATGCGTGGTACCTGGGCATCGACAGCCACCAGGGCCAGCTCAACATCATCCCGCTGGCAGGCGCCGCTGCGCGTGGCGGCAAGCTGCTGTTTATAGCGGTGTGGTCCGGGGACACGGGAGACGGCGTGGACGACAAGCTGGTCTTCATGACAAATCTTGGCGAGGCCATCGTGTTCACCGGCAGCAACCCGGCAGACCCGGCCAACTGGCGCCAGGAAGGGCGCTTCCAGATCCCGCTGCCGATGGGAATGAACGCACACATAAACCTGGGCGGCGATCTGCTTGTCGCCACGCTCGACGGCATCGTGCCGATGAGCGGCGCCATCAGCAAGGACGCGGGCCAGCTCGACTTCGCCATGATCACTGTCGGCATCCGCAACATGTGGCGGCAGGAGGCGATGAGTAAACGCTTCTTTCCGTGGTCGATGAAACGCTGGGACGAGTACGGCGGCATGTTCGTGACGTGGCCGGGCGGCAGTGTCGGCAATCGCCGTTGCGCCGTAGTGAACACCGCGACCGGCGCGTGGTGCCGCTTTGTCGGCTACGACGCCACATGCTTCATGCAGCTCGCTGGCGACCTGTTCTTTGGAACGCAAGACGGCATCGTCATGCAGGCTGACCGTACTGGCTATGATGATGGCAAGCCGTACATCTGCACGATGGTTGGCGGCTGGGGCATGTTTGGCCAGCAGGCGCAGACCAAGACGTGGTCGCAGGCCAGGGCGCAATTCGCAGCCCGCCCCGGCGAGCCGTTCATTCCGCAGATAAGTTCATGCACCGACTACACGCTCAACCTTCCGGCGGCGCCATCCGCTGGCATCGATAGTGGCCGGGCCGATGTCTGGGACCAGGGGCTGTGGGATCAGATGCTGTGGGACGCAGCGGCGCTTCCGTCGCCAACGGTGCGAAACACCGGCTGGGTGTCGATAGGCTCAACAGGCTTCTCGCATGCACCCGTGGTGCAAGTTACAATGGCCCAGGGGGCCAAGCCGAATGTTGAGCTGATTGCCATCGACGGCCTGTATTGGGCCGTTGGCACGAACGTATAGGGGCAAGCATGGCTGACGCACCTCCTCCCACACCGACACCAGCCGCGCCCGGCAACATTTTCGAGGGCTACCAAGCCGGTGACCCGTCCGACATGTTTGCGCCCGCCTACCTCAAGGGCTTCGCGCCATCCGAGAAGGCGCTGGCGGCGTGGACTGCGTACAATCACCAGCCCGGCATCGTCGAAGCATCACGCATGCCGAACCTGTACGTCGATCCGGCGGCAAGCCCGATGTCAGCAGGCGACGGCGTCTACGGCGGCCCGATACCGCTACAGCAAACCTACGGCGACAATCGCGGCATGGTTGACCCGGAGGCGCTGCGCGTGGCGGCGCAAGGCGGCCACTACGACATCGAAGGCAGACGCGCCGCGATCGCCGCTCGCCTTGCCGAGAATGAGCGGCTGAAGGCGCCAAAGGCGCTGGAGGCGCTGGTGGAAGCCACCAAGCCACGCGATCCGATGGAAATGTACAAGTGGCCCTACGCGGGAGATCAGAGCTGATGCTGCGCTACGTTTATGGGCAGGATGAACTAGTCGCGAAAGCTGTGGCGCAGCTCATCCCGCATGTCGGCAACTACGGGTTTGGCAGCGCAGCCAAGGCCATTGGCGTGATCGATGAAGAGGGATTGCTTATCGGCGGTCTGGTCTATCACAACTACGACCCGCAGGCCGAGGTGATCGAAATAAGCGGTGCCGCCACCAACTCTCGCTGGCTAACCCGTGAGACGATCCGGCGCATGTACCAATATCCGTTTCATACTTGCGCGTGTCAGATGATTTTTCAACGCACCCCGGCTGACAGCGTGAAGCTGCTGGGACAGCTTGCTGCATACGATTACACATTTATCAAAGTGCCTCGCATGTTTGGCCGCCACCGCGACGGCGTTCTCTGCACACTCACATACGAAGATTGGTGCAACAACAAGTTCAACCAGCGGCTCAAGCATCATCTCGTCGATGCACCGCAAGAGGAGGCTGCCTAATGCCGATGTACAGCGCGGGTGGCCCGGCCATGATGGGCGGCGGTGGCGGAAACACCAACGGCGTTCGTGACGCCATCACCCAGGCCCTGATGAATGTGCAATCACCACAGCCCCGCACCGAGATGCCGGGCGCACAACCCGGCATGCCGGGCATGGGTGCGCCGCCTGCACCGGGCGGCATTCCTCCAGGCGTGACAGCACCTCCCGCAATGCCTGGGGCGGGTGGCGGCATGTCTGCAAGCATGCCGCCACCTGGGGGCGTCATGCCGCCGCCAATGCCAGCGGGACAGACGCCGCCGCCGATGCCGGGAGGCGCTCCGGTGGGACCGCCGCCGCGTGTGCCTAACATGGTGGGACAGGCGCCGATCGATCCGACGATGGGAACGCAGATGCCCGGCGGGCCGGGCCAGCTAGGACGATACTGATGGGCGGAAAATCCTCTCCACCTCCAGCACCTAATCCGCAAGACACGGCGCGAGCATCGACCTCGACGAACGTGGCGACAAGCATTGCGAATGCAATGCTAAACAATACCAATCAGGTCACGCCGGAAGGCTCGCTCAGCTACAATCAAACCGGGAATTATAACTGGCACGACCCATACACAAATTTGGACGTGAATATTCCTACGTTCACGGCAACACAGCAGCGTTCGCCACAAGCGCAAGCCATCGAAGATCAAAACCAAGCAGCCAAAATGAATTTGGCTGGCATGGCGAATACGCAGAGCGGGCGCCTGTCCAAGCTGCTCGCCAACGATCTCGATGTCAGCGGCGCACCAGCCGCTGGCGATCCAAACCAGATCACCGGCATCGACAAGGCCGCCACGACGTTTGCCGATGTCGGATCGCAGCAGCGCACGTTTGGCGATGCTGGCGACATCACCAAGAGCTACGGCGCTGGCGACTTCAGCCAGGACCGGCAGCGCGTCGAAGACAGTTTGATGGGGCGCATCAATCCGCAGCTCGCCAGGGAGCGCGGCAACATCGAGCAGCGGCTCGCGGACCAGGGCATCCGCTACGGCTCGCAGGCCTACACGGCTGCAATGGACGACTACAACCGGCAAGCCACCGACACCCGCTTTGGTGCGATTGGTGCAGCCGGGCAAGAACAGCAGCGCATGATGGACATGGCGGCCCAGAGAGCTGGGTTCGAGAACGCCGCGCAGCAGCAGGAGTATCAGCAGCAACAAGGTCGCGGCGCGTTCGCCAACCAAGCGCAAAGCACCGACTTCCAGCAAGCCGCTGCTCGAGGTGAGTTTCAGAACGCTGGCCTCGCACAGCAAGTGGCGCAAGGGCAGGCCGGTTTCAACGCGCAGAACATGGCGCGCAACCAGTACATGAACGAGCAGTACGCGCAGCGCAACCAACCCATCAACGAGATCAGCTCGCTGCTCAGCGGCTCACAAATTAACAATCCGAATTTTGTAAACACTCCAAACAATCAGATACCGACGACAGACGTTGCAGGATTGATAAACACTCGCTTCTCGCAAGACATGGATATTTATAAACAAGAGAGCGCAAATCAAAATGCATTAATGGGCGGAATTTTTGGCATGATGGGGGGAATGATGAAAATGTCCGACGAGCGCGTGAAGGATGTCGGACCAAAGCTGGCGACAGTGTTTGCTGCCGGTGAAGATGGCGAGCGCAACGAGCTGCCGATCTACGCCTACCAGTACAAGGGTGATCCAGAGAGACAAACACACGTTGGTCCGATGGCGCAGGACGTGGAGAAGATCGATCGACGCGCCGTCAAGAAAGACCAGCGCGGCATCCGCCATATCAATACCGGCATGGTGATGGGCAGCATCCTGAAGGCGGCGTGACATGGCTGACACCGAAAGCTTTATCTTTGGGACGCCAGACATCCCCACCTACGAGGCGCTGAAGCGCCGCCGGGCGATCGCCACGGCGTTGGCGTCACGCCAGCGCGGCTTCCCCAAGACCCTGGGCGAGGGCCTGACGTACCTGGGCGAGAGCATTGGCGAGGCCGGACTGGACTGGCGGCTGTCGCGGGAAGAGGCGGCATCCGCTGCTGCGGCTGGAGCCTACCAACGCGGGCTGCCAACCGAGAGCGGCGCACCGCTGGTGCGGACAGTGCCTGAAGCCCCAGTGGTGGCAGCGCCGCCAGCGGCGGCGCCCGCACCGGCACGTCTGCCCGGCAGCGAGCCTGCGGTGCCTCCCGTGCTGACGCCACCCACGCGCCCTGCACCGGCACCCGCACCTCGACCGGCTCCACCGCCACCGCCTGTCGCGGCTGCACCCCCGCCTGTCGCGGCAGAGCCTGCCCCGGCAGCGGCGGCAGCACCCGACGACCAGCCGACAGTGGCATCTGCGCCGGATCTACCGGCGCCGGGCGTCACCTCGTCAGAGGCCCCGGCACGATCGCCGGTAGGCTGGGATCTGCCGCCGGAAGGCAAGGCGGCGCTGATCGAGGCGTTCAAGCAGCAGGGCGTCACGGCGCCTGCACCGCCACCCGTGCAGCAGGCGCAGCCGCAGGCCCCGCCAGGGCCGCAGAGCGGTGTGCGCGACAGCATCACCAATGCCCTGATGATGTCGCCGCAGCGTGAGGCCGATCGCCCCGCTATGGCGCCGTCCGTCCCGGCGACGACTGCCGCCTTTGCGCCACCGGCAGATCCGGCGGTGCCGCAGGGCGATCGTGCGCCGCTGAAGATCACCGTAGGCGGGCCGGATGCGCCCACCGATATGAAGAGCCGCAGCGTTGGTGCTTATCTGAAGCCCACAACAGTGCCGCGTGGCGTCGAGAACCTCGACCCCAAGACGCAGGCTTATGTCGCGGAGGTCAGCAAGGCCTACCCCGGCGTCAAGTTCACGTCCGGCTACCGTAGCCCCCAGGTCAACGCCTCTGTCGGTGGCGCCCCCAACAGCGAGCATATGCGTGGGCTGGCTGTGGACATGGACGTGTCTGGTGTCCCCGCCGAGCAGCGCCGGGCGTTGATTGCCGACGCCAGGATGCGTGGCGCTGGCGGCCTGGGCAACTATGGCGGCAACAGCATCCATATCGATTTCCGCAGAGGCACCCCGGTCGCCTGGGGGCCAAATCGCTCCTACACCAGCCTGGGGCAGACGCCGGACTGGTTCCGCAGCGAGGCGGCGCCACACCGCATGGGAGAGCGTCCGCAGGCAGTGGCCCAAGCGGCGCCACCTCCACCGCCGCCTCCCGCAGGCCCGCCGGTCAATACGCTGGCGGTGCGCCCCAGCCCCATGATGCAGGAGCAACCGCCCCAGGTGGCGCAAGCGGCGCCGCCCGGCGCCGATCAGCAGGATGCCGTTTTGCAGGACACGCTGGGCGCAGGCGCGAGGCCTGGGCTGCGTGGCGCGACTGCCGCGCTAGGTAGGGCAGGGGTGATGAACGATGCAGGCCCAGACAGCCCCGTGGGGGCCGGTATTGCGGCAAGCGTCGATGCCCGGCGCAACGCCATAGCCGGGTCACTGTCGGGGCAACCGGCCCCGGCGCCGACAGACCCGGCGGTGCAAGTGGCGCAGGCGCCCGGCGGCTCGACCGTGGACAGCGGCACGATCTTCAGCCCGCGCCCGGTCAAGACCGTGCCGGTGGGGGCGCCGCCACCCGACACCGGCATCCAGAAGGCCCCACCCGGCCAGCTCCCCAGCCAGGAGCAGATTGTTGCGCCCAATGACAAGCAGTTCCCAGAGATCAAGCCGCTGTCGCCGCCACCCAAGCCAGAAGACGCCTCGCCACGCGAGCGGGCGCTGCTGGGTTCAAGAAACAACCCGTACCTGTCCGACGCCCAGAAGGCTGCCGATCTGGCTGCCGCCGCCGAGCTGGAACAGCGGCGCCTGAAGCGCGACGAGATCCGCAACGCCGACTGGCAATTCGAGCGCAACCAGCACTTTGAGCTGCAAAAGGCCAAGCGCGAGTGGGAGCTGAACGAGGCCGAGCGCCGCCGCAAGGAACAGAAGGAACGCCTGGAGATCGAGCAGGCGCAGCGGCCAAAGCCAGAGGATGTCGAAGGCAAGCTGGTCTACGACCCGGTGAGCAAGAGCTGGATCAAGCCGGTCATTGCCGGTGCCAACCCAGATGTCGCGCCGTCGCCCAAGCTGACGGAAGACCAGCGCAAGACGCTGACCTTCTACAATTGGGCCAAACCGGCGCATGAGCTGCTGAAGGGCAAGGACAAGCTGTTTGCCGAGGGCGCGCAGCAGGAGGTGCTGGGTAAGGTGCCGTTTGTCGGCAACAAGCTACTGGCAGACGACTACCGCCTCGCCAAGACCGCCGCCAACAACTTCGTGCTGGCGTTCATGCGATCGAGCAGCGGCGCGGCCTACGGTCCCAAGGAGGCCGAGGATCACGCCAGAGGCATGCTGCCGAAATACGGCGACGATCCAAAGACCGCAGCCTTCAAGGCCGAGGAGCGGCAAGCCTTCCTCGACAGCCTGCACGGCAGCCTTGGCCCGGCCCGCGAGGTGGTCGATTGGCATGAGAAGCGCAAGACCATTGCCGGGGCCGACAAGCAGGAGGGCATCAATCAAGAAATGCGAGACGTACAGCCACGCGGGTTTGGCGACGTGCGGGTGAACAAGAAGACCGGCGCGAGACGGGTGTGGAACGGCTCCTACTGGATGGAGGAGTAAATGGCCGCCGAGGATTGGCAACCAGAAGATCCGCCAAAGGACCGCACTTGGTGGGACACTGCCAAGGGTGCCGCGAGCTATGCCGACGAGACAATTGGCGATGCCATCCGCGCAGGCACCAATGCCATCACGTTTGGCAACATGGACCGCTTTGTCGGCTACATGAATAGCGGCGGCAAGCCGACATTCCAGAGCATGATCACTGGCGAGGGCGGCCCTAAGACCTACGACGAGGCCGTCAACGAACAGGTCAAGCTGTCGGAGAAGGCGCGTGAGCGCAGCCCCTACGCTTCCATCGTTGGCGATGTCGCAGGCTCAGTGGCGATCCCCGGCCTGGGTGCAGGCGCGCTGGCTGCGCGTGGCGGCAGCACTGCCCTGGCGCGAGCTGGCGCCTACGGCCTGACCGGCGGCGTTACTGGTGCGCTGCAAGGCGCAGGCAATACCTATTCCGGCGAGGCCTCCGACTACGCCAAGAACGCCGGGCTGGGTGCTATCCTTGGCATCCCACTAGGTGCAGCCGGTGGCGCGGCATTTGGAGCGCGTCCGAATGTTACACGCGCCGTGGCGCCAACGGAGGCAGAGCTACATGGGTCAGGGGATGCGGCTTATCGGCAACTGGCGGCGAGCCGAGCGCCCTACGAGCCAAGTGCCTTCCGCGCACACGCCGACGACCTTGAAGCAGATCTGCTGCGTGACCGCTTCCACTGGCGTGACAGTCCCGCCACATGGCGGGCCTTTGACGAGATGCGCGGAGGCGGCGTCCCAGGTCAGATCAATACCGGCCAGAACGCCATCATTGATCCAGCGTCTATTGAGTTCGTTCGCAAAGGCCTCAACAGAATACCGCAGACGGAGGCTACAGCGACGGATCGAGAAAGTGCGCGCATCGTCAAGCGCGGGCTGGACGATTTCATCATCAATCCACCTCCGGGTGCTGTTCTCCCTGGCGGCGAGAGAGAGGCGCGCATCGCTGCGCGGGCAGCCCAACGTGCGCGCAACAACTGGTCCGCCTACGAGCGCACCCAGGATGTCAACGAGATTATCAACAACGCCAGGAACAGTGCCGGTGCAACTCATTCCGGCCTCAACCTCGAAAACGAAACACGCAAAGGCGTTCGCACTTTCATCAAACAAAAGGGTGGCGAAAGCCCTGCTTCCAAGGCCGGGTTCAACCCTGCCGAGATCGATGACCTGACGCGATTTGCGCGTGGCAATTTCGGCACCAACTTGCTGCGCGGCGCCAGCGCCACGCTTGGCGGCGGTGGCGGTGCAGCCGGGCCGGTTGCGGCGGTTGCCTTTGGCTCTGGCGGCGGCGCGTTAGGCAAGTACATCAGCGACGATCCGTATGTTGGCGGCGCCATTGGCGCGACCGCTCCCATTCTGGGCTGGGGGCTGCGCGTTGCCGGTAACCGGCGAGCTGACCGCAGCATCAATGAATTGAGCGCAAACATAGCGCGCCGATCGCCGCTCTACGACGAGCGTGTGAGGCTCGCACCGACAGGGCCAGGGCCGGGATCACGCCCGGCAACCGCCAAGGCAATGCGTGACGCGGTAACGCTTGAGCTGCTGAAGCAAGATCCGCTTCGCATCACTGTCAATCCGCGCCGCCGTGACGAAACAACCAGCGACTGGGAGTAGCCAATGCCACGCGACGGCGCACAGAACTACAGCGTTCCCGGCGGCACAGACGGCGTCCCAGACACGCCTGTTCTTTCGACGCCATACAACGGCTTCCTGCGCGACTTGGAGCAAGACCTGAACACGCCACGACCGATTGTCGCTGGTGGCACGGGCGCAACCAACAAGCGTGACGCAATGATCAATCTGGGCGGCGAGATAGCCAACCAGGGGCCGGTCGCCAACTACGCCGACTATCTATTCCTGCCCGGCACGTTCTTTTCCAATATCGGTGCGACCGATGCGCCGCCGACAAGCGGCAATGCGACCGAGATCTTCATGGGCATCTGCTTTGGCGTTCCCGGCAGCAGCCTGCAACTTGAAGCGCGAGGCTACACCTCGCACCTCAAATACTGGCGCTCGCAGACCGCTGGCGTGTGGGGACCGTGGGTGGCGCAGGCTGCCGCCCTGGCCGACACCGACGCCATGTACGTCAACGTGCCGGGCGATACCATGACCGGGCCGCTGACACTCAACAACGCACTGACGCTGGCACCCAATACCGGCACACTCAAGTTTGGCGACGGCAGTCACGGGCTTGGCTACGACGGCACGGTGGCGCCGACGTTCGCCGTCAATGCACCGCTGAGCCTGCCCGCCACGCCGCCGCCACTGAATGATCACGCCGTTCGCAAGGATTGGGTGGTGGCCGCAGACGAAGCACTGCGGTCATCGCTACAGACCAACATTGACAAGAAGGCAGACACCACGGCGCTGCCGGTAGCCGCAACGGCTGCCGAGTTCAGGAGCAACTCAGCGCCCGGCAAGATGCTGACGCCGGGCGCGGTATGGGCGGCGGCAGGGATAGTGGGCGTTGCCCAGAGTGGACAGATTGATTTCGCGCAGGGCTTCGATTTCGTCATCCCCGGCGGCAACATCTACAACCCCATCAACGCCAAGCAGGGACAGAAAGGCTGCATCTACAACTACGGCACTATCACCTACTGGGGAACGGCTTGGAAGTTTCCCAACGCTGGCGTCAAGCCGGTGCATAGCGGCGGCAGCGACTTGATATCTTACTGGGTCTACTCGTCAGATTTTATTTTCTGCGTCTACTCCCCCAA